ACGGTGCGCAGCTTGGTGATGATCTTGTCCGCTGTGGCTTTGCCGTCCGCAATGGACTTGAGCCAGGCGGGCAGGTTGGTGGTGAACTTGTCTTCGGGGTAGGGCGGCAGGGCTTTGGGGACTTCCTCGGCCATGCCCATGTTTTTGGGCTCAGGCGCTTCCGCATCGATCATCTTGCCTTCCATTTCGTCTGCCGTTGGCGCTGAACCAGTGGCTTCGGGGAACGCCATGCGCAGCGCTTGGGCTTGGGCGCACTTGGCAATCTGCCCGCGTGCCCGCTTGCGCCACATGGCGTTTGGCGCTTCGGTGTCTTTGCTGGCGGTGGCGTAGTTTTCAGCCCAGTATTCACGGGCCGTGAAAATGCAGTCCTTGCCGCCAGTCAGGCGCTTGACAGTCACTCGGCACCACTCAGGCACCGTGATTCCACCCACAGTGACATCGGGGCCAAACTCGGGCTCAGAAATTCCCGCAAGCTGATTTGTCCGGGCCGCATTGGTGCGGTACAGGCCGACACCAGGCATGATGACATCACGCATGGATTTGCTGTTCTTGTCCCACATCGGAACAATGTGTACCGGCTTTTGCATGGGGTCAAGGCCCGCTGCTTTGCAGTAGCCCAACACCATCTTGATGCTGTTGACGTTGGCACCAGGGTAAAGACTGGATTGGAGAACGGACATCAATTCGCCCTCGTCCATGGTGGCCAGCGCCGTGTTTTCGATTTTCACAATTGCATTCACTTGAAACCTTTCTGCCCGAGTCCGGGCAAGTTAAAAATTAAATCTTGCGGCTCAGGTTTTCCCAAGCGCGTTTCATTGCTCGGCGGCGGCTGGCCCCGCCACGGCGGTAATAGTGGTACAGGCGAAGGAAGATCATTTCTTGTTCCAAATTTTGCGCATCGCCCGAAGGTGTTGCCCAGCGCTGCGATTGATTGATTCAATGATGCGAGCCATGGCTTCGCGGCAAAGCCGGTCAAGGTCTTCGGCGCTCATTTCGGCCACCATGCCGCGATGATCATCGTCAACGGCGCGGCGGCGCAACATGCCGTGACGATTACCACCTCTGTCCAGTCCATTGCACGGCTCTCGATCAACATCGTGCCGGGTCGGCCAGGGCAATGCACGTCCGGGCAATCCGGGCAGTGCTGGCAGGCGGCGGAGTTGAGGCAGCGGCTCATGGCTTGCCCCACTTCGATTCGCGCGCTTCCCAATCAGCCCGCATTTTTGCGCTGGCTGCAAAGTCTTCCGGCGTGTCGGTCGGATAGCGGCTAGCCTCGTCTTTGAAATACCAAGCCGCCAATTGGCCGATGCCGACAGCGAAGCCAATCACAAGCCCTAGCAACATGAATTTATCGGCGATGGTCATGATGTAGCCTTTGCGATAGCGGCGCGGGCAATAATGTAAGCGCTGCCGATGTTACTGGCGTCATTTGCAATTGATTGCAGCGCAGCTAGCAGATCATCATGCGCAACTATTTTTTGAGCGTCGGATTTTTGTTTGGCGTATTTTGAATTTTGTGCAGTCAGCCAAGCCTGATGGGCAGCATCGTTCCTTGCTTTGCGAAGCGCCGGGTTATGGGTTTTGCAATAGGGTTTGCCGTCGTGTTCTGTTGTTGCAGATTTTGAGCAGCTAGAAGTAATGGGCCAACCCCTGTTATAGGTGGTCATAACTTCGCAGCATTTGGCAGGATTATGTGATGTAGTCATGCTGATGCCTTGTTGTTGTCTGGATGATCGACAGACCAGCGCGATGGAGAAGTGCCGTATTGCATGGCGGCGAGTTTTGCATCGCTCAGGAAATCAAACGCTTTGGTCACGCCATTTGCGGCAAGCAAGAAACACCCGTCAGGTTTTTTGAACTTGTCGGCCATTTCGCTGGTCGGGTAGCTGTAGCTGATTGTGTGGAGTTCGGTCATGATGGTGCTTTCAGTGGTTAAACGATAAACTCAGGATGCTGAACAACGGCAGGCCGGGCGGCGGCGTGAACCGTAATCTCGTTTTTACTGGACTGCTTACGGGCGGCGCGGACAAGAGCGCTGTACCCGCGTGCGAGGTAGCCAATATCGGGCTGTGCCCACTTAGAGACTGCATCTAGTTTTGCAACTTCGCGGGCTTCTGATTTGGTCATTTTGTGCTTTCAAGGGGTGGGGTTGCTGATGAATGAATAATAGCCCAGCGTTGCGCGTCGTAACATAGGACAAACCCTAGGTTTCGGCTTATTTCGTCTAAGGAAAACCCTAATATCAAAATGATAGCGGCCCTTGAATTGTCAGGCTCTATTCGATGTCGGCGACAATTGACAGGGGCTGTGGTGTGTGTGATAATTTACCTATGGCAAAACCTGAAGAGATTGAAAAATCAGACCTTCCCGAGGATGTGCAGCAAGAGTTTTCCAGGCTGCCTAAGGGGGTCAGACACCATGAGTGTTTTATCTTGAGTGACAGATGGATTTATGCCTGCGATAGGCAAACTGGAAAATACACACGTCGCCGGATGTATGGCGAAGAGGAAAAGGTTTAAATCATGGCAAAACTTAACGTCAAGTTCACCGGGCGTAGCTCCGGTGGAACGACCAGTTAGGAGTGTCTATGAGTAGCAAAATGGATTACGCAAGCGAGATATTCAATGCTGCATGGGAGGCCGATTGCAAAAGAAAAGCAAAAGCATTCAATCGGCTTTGGGGGTTTTCTCAGACTTCACCTTCATTGCCAGCCGGATCAAATTTGCCGCATTGTCAAAGCCGTCTACCTGTTGCTGGTTTGTCGATTCGGCCAAATTTGACGACGCGCTTCTTTCAAGGTGCCAATCAATTTTGGCTTGTATTTCTTGAATATCCCCGGCGATGGTTAAAAATCCTTGCAAAGCTGCGGTTACGGCTTGCAGTTCGCCGCCTTGGTAAGAAATGTGCGAGATCAGAAACTTCATCTGATTTTCGAGAGCGGTTAAACGATCTTCTGGGGACGGGTTCACACAAAACTCCTAACGTCCAAACTAAGCCGACGCGAAGCGGTCGGCCTTGAGTGCCCCGTTATGCTGGCTCAAACTATCCACTTTGTGTCCCGTTTTGGGAGTGGTTTTAAAAAATTACTTTTCGCCTTTTCCGTTAGCCCTTGAATCTCTTGTTTAAGTGCGTCGGCTTCGGTTTTTGGAACCATGTTTTTTATGGAGTTCAAATATGCGCGTGAACACAAAACGAATACAAATAGGAGACCCGTACACAGGACTGACAGGCAAGCAATGGCTCGGGCTGTTGGTGTGGCAAATATCGTTTCATGCATTCCTATTTTCTCCAGGAATACATCAAGGTTCCATATGGCCGATAGTGCTACAGGTGACGAACCTACTAGCCACCGGGCTGCTTTGCTGGGAAGATAGTCCGCGACAAATTCCGGAAGGTTCATTGGATGGGCCGAATGTTAGTGATGAAAAAACTCAGTTTTGCAGCGCGTTGGAAGCCTTGCCGATTCAACAAATGACGGCAACGATTGGCTAACTTGCACAATCTATGCAATAAATGCATAATGCCTACTACTGACTAGCGAGTCAGCTACAAAACCTGATAAACAACTAAAACCAATGGCGCGGCCTAAAGGCACTGCAAACCACGCAACGAGAGACGCCCGAGAGGCGATAGCGGCGTTTGTTGATAGCAATGGGCATCGGCTCACAGAGTGGCTAGACGCGGTGGCGAATGGCAATCCTGAGCTGGACATTAAGCCCAATCCGGGCAAGGCATTCGAACTGTTTCAATCGGTGATTGAGTACCATGTGCCAAAGCTGGCTCGGACTGAGTTGACGGGCAAAGATGGCGGCGAAATTGCCATATCTGCAATAGAGCGGCGTATTGTCAAAGCTGACCATTGATACCGCTGCGGTTTTTGAGCCGCTGCTACACCCAGCGCGATATAAAGGCGCATTCGGTGGCCGTGGCTCGGCTAAGTCTCACTTCTTTGCGGGCCTAGCGGTCGAGGAATCAATCCGGCGCAAGGTAGACATTGTGTGTCTGCGTGAGGTGCAAAAGTCGCTCAAATTTTCAGTCAAAAAGCTGATCGAATCGAAGATTGAATCGATGAACGCCGGGTCTTACTTTGAAGTACTGAACGAACAGATCAAGTCAAAGCACGGCGGCAACCTGATTTTTCAGGGCATGCAAGACCACACGAGCGATTCGATCAAGTCGCTCGAAGGCTTCGGTGTCGCGTGGTTCGAGGAAGCGCAAAGCGCCAGCCAGCGCAGCTTAGACTTGCTTCGCCCAACAATCCGCGCCCCTAGCTCTGAGCTGTGGTTTAGTTGGAACCCAAGCCAAGCCACAGACCCGATTGACGTGCTTCTAAGGGGTGAAAAGCTGCCCCCTGGCGCTGTAGTCGTTCGGGCAAACTACACAGATAACCCGTGGCTCCCTCAGGAATTGATAGACGAAATTGAGTACGACAAAGGCCGTGACCCGGACAAATACGCCCATATCTGGCTTGGTGAGTATCAGCGCAACTCAGAAGCCCGCGTATTCAAGAACTGGAAGATTGAAGAGTTCGAGCGGCCACCTGGCACAATTCACCGCCTAGGCGCGGACTGGGGTTTCAGCGTTGATCCGAGCGTGCTTGTTCGCTGTGATATCGAGGGCAACCGGCTCTACATTGACTACGAAGCGCATCAAATAGGCTGTGAGATTGTCAACCTGCCAGCCCTGTTTATGTCGGTGCCTGACGCTGAGCGCTGGCCAATCATTGCGGATTCAGCGCGTCCTGAGACCATCAGCTACATGCAAAAGCATGGCTTCCCGAAGATTCTGGCCGCTGTGAAGGGTGCAAAAAGCCTAGAGGAAGGCGTGCAGTTCCTGAATAGCTTTGATATCGTGGTTCACCCGCGCTGTACGCACACAATCGACGAATTGACCATGTACAGCTACAAGACCGACCCGCTAACCGGGCTAGTCCTTCCGATACTGCAAGACAAAAACAACCACCTGATTGACGCCCTGCGGTATGCGTGCGAAGGCGCAAGGCGGGCTGCAAAAGTAAATAACAACCCATTGCCAAAAGTAGTAAGGCCGTATATAATCTAGACACCGAAGTTATAAGGCGATACCAAATGAGCTACAGTGATATCGACACTGAGATTGCGGTTTTAGCGGAAGAAGCTGACAAATTGCGCCATTTGGCCGAGGATGATCCGCTTAAACTCCCGCTCGGGCCATTAGTTGACAAGATCAACGCATTGCGTGCAGAGCAGGCAAAAAGTTCGCTTTTTGAGCTTGAAAAACCAGCCATCGAAGAACCCGCCACCGCTAAAAAGCGTGGCCGTCCAGCTAAGGCTGACGAGTGAAGCGCAAACCAATGACCGATGATGAGTTGGTCGCTCACATTGAGTTGATGGAAAGCCAGTCGCTTGGCGTTGGTGGTGATGAAATCGCGGCAGAGCAAGCCAAGGCACTGGATTACTACAACAATCGGCCATTTGGCAATGAACAAGTAAACCGCTCACAGCTTATCAGCTCTGACGTGTGGGATGTGGTCGAAGGTCTAACGCCGCTGATTCTTAAACCATTTGTTAGCTCTGACGATCTGGTCAAATTTGCCCCATTTGGCCCAGAAGACGAAGAAGCCTCGGAACAAGAATCTGACTATATCAATTACATCGTCACGCAAAAGAATGACGTATTCGAGAGCTTGATTGCCTGGGTGAAAACCGGCCTATTGCAAAAGAATGGCGTAGTGAAATACTGGTGGGAAAAGTCAAAGCGCAACAGTATTGAGCGGTACGAGGGTTTGAGTGAAGACGTTCTAACGCTTCTAGCGCAGGACAAGAACGTAACTATCACAGAGCAATCCGCCGTGCAAAACGAGGACGGCACAGTCTCGTATAACGTGGTGTTGCGGACAACCCAGGAAGAAGGCTACGCTAAGTATTGCGTTATCCCGCCCGAGGAATTCCGCATTGGCCGCGATGCCACCAGTTCTAACCCGAAAATGGCCAACTTTGTAGAGCACGCGACGTATAAGACGATCAGCGAGATTCGGGAAATGGGCTATGACGTTGAAGACAACATCAACGACAACTCAACGACAGACCCCCGAAACTCAGACCAATACATTGCCCGTGGTGATAACCTAAATGACCAATCATTAGGCTTTGATACGCACGGTAACGACACATCCATGCGCGAAGTGTTGTTC